GTCGCCGGGGACAGCCCCTTACCTTTCGTGGCACGGAGAGCCATGACTTCCTGTGCGCGATCACAAAAACCGGACACGGCAGCCAAGACAGCCGCTCCGTGATCAAACAACTTCAACGCCCCCACCGACCCATCCCGCAACACCGGGGGGTCCATGTCAGCATCACGCATATGCGCCGCCAAATGCTCCCAAGCGGCCTTACGATGCCCCTCGGGTACACCGCCACCGTCGGGGCCGTTGAGCGCGGCGACGCCCATCACAACGGCCCGCAGATTCGCCGCCCCACCGAAACCATCATGGTGACCGATTGCGTAGCTGGTCTTCAGTTCAGGATCGCCGTCCGGGTCGCACCACGCGAACACAGACCGCCACTCCGAGGGGCGCGCGCTATCCGGTAGCGCCTTCAACCCCACCCACGAATCAGCAGTGACGGGGGTGCGGTGCGGGACGATAAGGACAGCGCTGGTCTTGATGGTCGATGTGGGTGCGGGATCCTCGATCGGGTGGACCGGCTCCGGTGCGGGTTCGTGGACGTGCACCGTCGGCGCAGCCTGCGATTTAGCTGTCAGCAACATCGTGTTCACACCGGCGCCGCGTAACACGGGCGACACCTCAAACACCTTCAAGCTCTTCAAGAACCGAACCTGCTGACCATCCTGCTCACCATACGAAAACTCGGTCGGCTCGTACCCGTAGGAAAACTCCTGTTGCGAACCGAGTTGCTTAACCACGCTGAACGTGTCCCGCCCGACCTGCGTGTCCATGAAGAACTGCCCGTTGAGGATCGCTTGGTCACCAACAGTGTGGATTGTGCCTTTACCGACCGGGAGGGCACCCATCCAGGACTGATGCCCATAACTAGAGATCACCACAGGTGCGCCCTCCTGGAACGCACCCGGCAACGTCACATCACCATCAGAGTCGATTTGCCCTAACGTGCTGAACACGGCAGTGATCTGCCCCAGATCGCCATCTTTGACCTCAACCCGCGTGAGACTCTTCGTGTCCGACACTCCAGCAGCCTTCTTCGCGTCATCGAGGTGCGCCTGCAAATGCGCCCGCACACCAGCCGTGTCACCATCCGGTATCTGCGTGTTCGGTAACCGCGCGAGGGCGTTCCGCACACCGTCTAACACCGCAGGACCACCCTTAGTGCGGTGATGCGGCAACTTGTACGTTCCCTTTTCGTCCGGGTTACCGTTGGAGTCCCACCACGCGTGGCAGTACTTCAACGTCGCAGCATCACTGGGCATCGCAGCCACCGCCGCCGGGCCGTCCCACTTTTCATCCACAGTCCCGGTGTGATGAACCGGCGCGGCAGTCTTGGTGTCCACGAACACCCTCCTCAAAACACGCTAAATGAGAGATACGCAAATCGGTTTAGTGAGCGGCCCGAGAGCCGTTTAACACTGGCGGGAGAACAGCTTGTGTCGAAGTATCAGCGGAACCGGGCGGCTGTAGTTGCACGCTAAACAAGCCCGAATGGGAACTTGACAGAACATTCGCGTCGCCCGTCAAAATGTATTGCACGGCGGCGTCCGGATTCCACCCACCCATCGTCAATTGCGCCAACGCCTGCGCGTTCAGCAACCGAATGTTCGCGTCATCCGTGGCGTCCTCACGCAAAAACGGAATATTCCGCGAATCAACCGTCAACAACGCGCCAGGCGGTGGTTCAAGCAACGTTTGCAAACTCGGTGCGACAATCGACCACAAATTCTGGATCGTCGTATCAATGAACAACCGTCGCGCCGCGCCGAAATTCCCCGCGTTCAACGAACTACCAGCGAGACCCTCCGAAATACCGAGGATCACCGCTGGTATCCCGGCAGCGACGGCGAGCCGGGTTTCCCCACCGCCCTGGGTCACCTTGAAATCCAGCTGCTTCAGATCAGCTCCGAGAGCCGCAGCATCAGCCCCAGCGGTCAGGTACAGGGTGCGGTAGGCGTTGTCCACACCGGCGTGTTTCGCTTCCATCATGTCCACCAGAGCGGTGAACTGCTCCGGTGACGTCGCCTGAATCCCCTTGACCACCAGCGATGGGGTCGCGCCGCGTTTAAAAAACCCCAACTTATGTTCGGTCGCGGCGATGTCCCCGAGGACTTCCTTGATGACCGGGGTCAGCCACGACATACCCCGAAACCGGGCGACGGGGTCGGGGATGGGTGTGTAATGCACGCACTCATCGGGGAGCAGTAACTGCGCCGGGCTAGACGCCCCGGCGGAACCGTACACACGCGGCTGGTACAAAAACCCAGCCACATACGAGTCGATGCCGAAGTAGTCACCAGACGGGGCGTCGATGACCAGCGTCATCCAATCCGGGCGTAGTTTCGCTATCCGCCGCCCCGGTTTGCCCTTGCTCGCGTTCCCGATCCACACCTGCTTCGTGCCCGGGTTCGTCGCAACCGTGGTCAAATACGCGCTGCCAGCGACAGACGACACGATCTCCAGGTACGCGAGGAGTTCCCCGGTGGTGCCGTTGGGCCACGGGGCCTCTAACAGCGCGAGTTCCTGGTTACCGAACAGGTTCCCGGGCTGGCCGCCGCTGTACTGCTGCCACTGGAACCGGGCCTGGGAGAACACCTGCTGCCGGCGGTTGATGCACGAGAACACGATCCCGTCGCCCTTGAGGGCACCGTTGACGTACCCAACGAAGTCGTTTTCGATGCGTTCCTGGGTGGGGGTTTCCGCCGCCCACCACGGGTAACGGGCCGTGTCCAACGCCCAGAACGGTGGCTCGGTGAACGATTTCCGGCCAGCGGGTTGGGCGTCACGGATGCGTTCCAGGAGATTCTTACGGGGCAACGTCCCTCTCCTCACCGCATCAGAGAGAGGACGCGTCCTGTTGGGGATCTACGGTTGCGAACGGTTAAGGGATGGTTTGGGCACGTCTCGCCGCGCTGAACGCCAACTCATCACGCTCCGGGACCGCAACCGTCGCTGGGGTACGCGCCTCTTGCCACCCGACACGAGCCGCCGTCCACGACCACACCAAAGCCAGCCACACAACACCCAGCGTCTTACCCGAAAACCAGCCCACCGCGTAGAACACCGCCGCGATCCACAGCAGCACAGTCGGGCCGAACCGAACCTCACGGGCCTGCGCCGTGATCTCCTCAACAGGCACCCGCTCACGCAAAGCAGCGGTCATCGAACCTCCACGATCGGCAACATCCGCCGCACATCCGCCGTGTACGAACACTGCGGCGGCAACGCAGCCACCGCCGAACCACACCCCAACGGCTCCCGCCCATACCACGGATACCCTGCGCACACCGCCGGCCGATCCTCATGCGCCCCACACAACCGCGACACACGGTCGAACAGGTCACACTCCACCGCGAACACCTTGGGCTCCAGGGTCACCGGGTCACGAAACGCTGACCGGGCGCGCCAATGCGCTGCGTAAAACTCCAGATCGTGACGCTGCCGGTCCGTCAAATCCGTGCGCTTCAACTGGGCCGGGGCGTAAACCTGCGGATTGAACGGCACCATCACCGGATCACAACACCGGCCACAACACGAACACTCAGTCACACGTCATCAAACCAGTAACAGCATGCGCTGGGATCCACAACTCGCGACCATCATAAGTCCCACCCAGCTGCAACATCACACCACCAGCCGTTAACGCGATGATGCGCCCATTGACACCATCACCGAAATCCATCCCACGCAAAAACACCGTCACGTTGTCACCGACAGCGAACGGCCCAGCCCACGACAACACACCAGGACGCCGATCAAGCACCGACATGGCCACTCCCTACCGGAACGTCGCCGCGAAAAACTGCGGGGCGCTCTCCCCAGCCGCACAATGCTTCGCGAACCCATAAAACGCTAGCGTCACCGCCACAAGAGGCGTAATATTAACCGCAGAGTTTTTCCGATGCCACGCCCACGCGTCACCCAAAGCCCGCTGCCGCGCCCCCGACAACGCCAAATTCAACTGATCCTGATTCAAATGCCGCAACAATCCGGTCTCCACCACCGCGTCATAAAACGCGCCACACGCCTGAGCCAACTCCCGACCCGAAACCGACACAGGCTCAACCCCCAACACCTGCAAATCAGGAATCAACGACCCCACGGCCGACGCCGGATCCAAAACCCACGCCACCGGCTTCCACCGCGCCTCCAACTCCGCAACCCGACCCGCGACCCACCCAATACCCCGCCGCGACTCCACAACCTCCGCATGAACCAACCCGTCCTCACGCCTACCCACCACGGCGATCGACGCCGCCGAACGCTCCGGGTTCCCATCCACCGCGAACACCACCGGATCAACCACCTGGGAACCCGGATCCGCCCGCGACGCCCACACCTGTGGATCAATAACCTGCTCACCGCGAGTATTCGGCCAATACCCCAACCGCTCCCGCCCGAACTCCGCGTCCCCCAACGCGGCCCGCTCCGACGCCACAAACTCCTCACTGATCCGGATCCCCAACGCCGGATTAGCCTGCGCCCACGCCTGACGGTCATCCAACGACAACAACGGATCGGCCGACCACTCAAAATACGCCAGCCGAGGTGAATCACCCGCCGCGCCCCGCTCACGCACCCGCAGCAACTGTTCCGACGTGTGCATACCAGCGCTCGACGCATACCAAATCTGCGGATTTGGGCGCGCTGACAACGTAGGCAATAGCGCAGCCATCGCCTCGCCGCCAAGGTTGTACGCCTCATCCAAAATCACGCAATCCCCAGAAAACCCACGACCAGAACCCGTACTACGAGCCACAAACCGCAGCCGAGCGCCCGTAGTGAGCTCCACACCCTCCTCGCCATGGCTCGTCCGCACCCGCTTCACACGCTTACGCAAATGATCCTTCGACTCAATGCGGGCCAACACGCGCCGAAACGCCTCCTGGCTAGTCTTGAACTCATGCGCCGAATGCAGAATAAGCTCCTCGCCGAACAAAAACAAACCCGCCAACTCGCGGGCCTCCAAAATGCTGCCCTTCCCGTTCTGCCGGCCCACAACAAGAGCAACCTCAAACGCGGACCACCGGCCATCAGACCGCTCACCCAACGCGCCCTCAAGCACAAACTGCTGCCACGGGTCCAAAACCAAACCAACCGACCGAGCAAGCTCAACCGCCTCAACACCAGCCGACGTCACACCCGTAGACGGCACACAACTAACCCGCGGTGTTTGCTCTCCTAACAGCACGCTTCGCGGCGAGGTCATCAACAGCGTCACCCGCCTCCTCCTGCAACGCAGCCATCTGCCTCAACAACTCAACCGTCGCCCGCAACTCCTTCGCCACCGGAGCCGTCGACATCAAACGACCCCGATCCAACTCCCGAGCCAAAGCAACAGCAGTAGCCGCCTCCGTCGTATCCCTCACAACAACAGGAAGCCGCGACAAATCCCGCAAAACAGCCGCAACAACCAACCCATCACCATCATCTACCATCTGCGGCTCGTCAAAACACGAGAAAACCCAGGCAAATCCCGATCCTGCTTCGACGAATTACACCGACGACACGCCGCAACCAAATTATCCATACAATCCAACCCGCCATTAACCTTCGCCACAACATGATCCGCCGTCCGCGCTGGACGACCACAATAAACACACGTCCAACCATCCCGATCAAGAACCGCCCGACTCAACCTCGGCCACCGACCACCATACCCACGCTGCGTCGTCGACAAACCCCGAACCGGCACGTCACAGCCCTCCCAACAGTCACACAACGCAAACCCCAAAAACACATGGGGAGAAAAATCTTGGC